TGTCAGCTGGAACGGTCGACAGACCGAAGCTCGTCTCATGATCCGTCATAAAAAAACCTTGGGTGAAACGGATGCTCGTTATCGCTATATTGAAAGTTTATTTGTAGAAACGGCCGACGGCGAACGCTACAAGTTGCCATTTACCAAGTTGTCAGGTGGCCGTGCCATGGTTGAACATGTGCGCCAGGGCGGCAAGCCCTACGACATGCGTGGACAACATATTGTGAGCATGGTAGAAGAAATCAATGTATTAAGTCGTTTTCGTCGAGCCAACCAAGGTCGTCTCCTGGAAGGCGATACAGCTGCTTTGGTCGAACAGGCCAATCAATACTACAAAACCCTACAACGCAACATAAAAAGTTTAAGCAACAAGACCGGTTACAAAACCTATTTTGAAACTTGGAATCCAGCTGACATTACCGACGAAGAAGTGGTAGTGGAAGGCCTAAAACATCTGTTTGTGACACAGAGCATAGACGATAGAATTGAGTCAGCACTACCCTTACTGGCTCGCATACAACAACAAGGAACAGCCATGAAAGAAGCCAACATATTTGAAGCCTGGGCAGAACGCCTGACAGAAGGAACATGGCAGTTGCCAGACACTCCTGAAAAACAAACACAACTGATTGCACTTATGCAGAAAGATCTGCCTGTGGGTGCCGACGCTACCAATGCCACTGAACAGTTGTATGATCTCCTGGGTGATGATCATTTATTTGATCAGTTAGAAGCTCTTGCCGATCGCGATGCCAATGCAGATGCACGCCAAATAGTCTATGACCGCATGAGTGAATTGAGTGATCATCCTGAAGTGCGCAAGGTCATTGATCAACTTCAAGTGGATGATCAGTACGAAATGAATCCGCCAGAAAGTGCTCCAGCTGACCTAGGATCAGATGAAATGGACGATGCCGAGCATGTGCCATCCGCACCAGGCAAGATCAACAAGTTGGCCGAAAGTCGCATGATCGACGAAGACAAAGAAACACTTGATCATATTTTGGATCGCTTCAAATACGAAGTTCGTCATTTTGAACAGGGTGGAGATTTAGATGAGCACCTGTATGATGCCCTGTTTGACTACTATTGTGATACCGGTGACATGCCGTATGGTGTGGCCAAGGCTCGCTCAGGTGATCCACATGAATGGGTAGCACAGAATTTGGAAAGTCACCTGCGTGGCGGTGGCATTGTCGGTGGTGAACCAGACGAGGACTATGCTGTTGAGCGTGAAGGGGTTGAAGAAGAATACAAAGATCCTGTGACCCAAACTGAAGATCCCCGTGATACTGTAGAACCAGAGTATCCAGAATATGCAGATCCTCTAGTAGACATTCTTAAAACAGCCGGAGTACCTGCTGGAGATCATCCTGCACCCGACTATAACCATGCTGAAATAAGCGAAGCCATCGCCCATATTGGCGATACTGTCGAATGCCCAGGCGGTGTAACAGGCAAGATTATATCCGATTTAGGCAACAAATGGTTAGTAAAAGATCTGCATGCCGAAACTGAAGATGACGAGTTAGAATTTAACAAGGCAGATTGCTCAGTATCTAACATGTCTGAAGCCATTCCAGTGAGTTTAGAAGCTGAAGAAACGGACGAAAGCTCACCGTTAAAAGGTCAGTATGGACATTCGGGCAAGATGAAACCAGTTGCCAAAGACACCAGCTTCTTGGATCGTCTTAAAGAACTTTCCGGAATGATTCGTAACTAAAATTATATTCTGAACAACCGCGAGATAAATAGTACTTGTAATAAATTGTAGAGTATGTAATAATGCATACTCTACACAGGCAACCGGCAGTAAACAGGCAACCGAGATAGGCATTATAATAAATGACAACATACTCATTATATGTAAAAACACATCGAGTCACCGGCTTAAAATATTTAGGCCAGACTTCCAAAAGCGATCCTCACAAATACACAGGTTCTGGAAAATATTGGCTACGCCATATTAAACAGCACGGAAAAAATTGGGATACTAAAATCCTATTCAAATCGCAAAACAAAAAAGATATTAACAATTTAGGTGCCTACTATAGCAACCTCTGGAATGTTGTAGAAAGCAGTGAGTGGGCAAATTTAAAACCAGAAACTGGAGATGGAGCCGCATCAGGAATATATAATCCTATGAAGAATCCAGAGGTATTGTCAAAACAACAAGCAATAATTCAAGATCCAGCAATTAAAGAAAAGCATCGTGCGGCAACAATCAAAGCAATGAATACCCCTGAGGTAAAAGAAAAATTAAAAGCAGTTAGAAATACACCAGAATACAAACAATATTTAAAAACAACATTACACAAGCCAGAGCTAATAAAAAATCGCTTTGGCAAAAAGAATCCTAATTTTGACTCTACTGTTTATTATTTTGAACATGTTAACGGAATTACATTTACAGGAACAAGATTCGAGTTTAACAACACCTATCAACTGACAAGCGGTAGCGTGTCGAGATTGTTAAATGGAGAATATAAAACTACACAAGGATGGAAATTAGCCAATTTAGTAGTAAACACGGACAGATGAGTGTATAATCAGCTGTAAGGCAACATTTAAGACAATCTTAAATCACATATTAAATCAACTTAGAAAGGCAACATAATATGGCATCGTTACAAGAAATTAGAGCAAGACTCGCTGCCAGCGAGAATAAACAAGGTGGTCAATCAACCGGAGGAGATAATTCCATTTATCCTCATTGGAATATGGCCGAGGGAGACAGCGCAACACTACGCTTTCTACCAGATGGTAATACAAAGAATACTTTCTTTTGGCAAGAACGCAGCATGATAAGACTTCCTTTCAATGGAATTAAGGGTGAAATGGAATCCAAACAAGTTATGGTCCAGATCCCATGTATGGAGATGTATGGTGAGACCTGTCCGGTGCTGACAGAAGTTCGTACCTGGTTCAAAGACAAGAGTCTTGAAGAAATGGGTCGCAAGTATTGGAAAAAACGTTCATACATTTTCCAAGGCTTTGTACGTGAGAATCCTCTTGCTGACGACAAGGCTCCGGCCAATCCAATCCGTCGTTTCATCATTGGGCCTCAGATCTTTACCACCATCAAAGGTGCCCTAATGGATCCAGAGTTGGAAGAATTGCCAACTGATTACCTGCGTGGCCTAGACTTCCGTATCAGCAAAGGAAGCAAAGGCGGATTTGCTGACTACAACGGCTCCAAATGGGCTCGTAAAGAAACAGCACTTACTGAAGCTGAACAAGCGGCCATTGAGCAGTATGGCCTGTTTGACTTGAGCACATTCATGCCCAAGAAGCCAGGAGATGTTGAACTCAAGGTCATCAAAGAAATGTTTGAAGCGTCAGTTGATGGTCAGAGCTACGATACTGAGCGTTGGGGTGCTTACTTCCGTCCAGCCGGAGTCAATGCTCCTGCCGGGGCCGCAACAACAGCCGCTCCAGCTACTTCAGTCGACGCCGATGAAGATACTCCGGCACCAGTGTCCAAAGCGGCTCCTTCTGTGACCAGTGATTTTGACGACGAAGAACCAGCACCAGTGGCAGTTTCTATTGAAGCCAAACCTTCTACACAAAAAGCAGAAGATATATTGGCAATGATTCGCGCACGACAGAAACAATAGCATTTAAATTAGGACAGGGCCTGACAGGCCCTGTCCAATAGATGATGGATACACCTAAATTTATAATTACACGCTTTGCTCATGGAACAGCAGGCAAATTTCTAAGCACGGTTTTACAGACTAGCAATCTGATTGATCACTGGTCACCGACTGTTCAGAAAGAAAAAGAGTCTGGAAATTTTTTAGATGAGGTAACTTTACAGTATGTTCGAAGAAGTTTCCCCGTCGACCATACTCTCCATTTACAAAATGAGCCTATGGTGCCCTATTGCACAGATTTATACAGCACTGGGTATACTCGTGGCCAGGAAACCACACTAGAGCAATATTTAAATTATGCTCAAAAGATAAAAGACATTAGATTAGATGCCTGTATGGAAAAAAATCTACTTGCTAATCTTATTTTTCATAAATTAGAAATCCCTATTTTTTGTCAAGGAGCACCGGTAGTTACAGTACTAGTTAACACTAGTGAAGAAAAAAATTGGTTGCACCGTACACTATGGTCAAAACACTTTGCAGAAATCGACAATAGAATACACCACCTTCCAAGCGACCCAAATTATTGCAGTTTTGTAAGTCTACCAACTGTGTTAAAATTTCATAATGACTATCATTATGATATCAACGAAAAAGATAGACTATTTAACAAATACATATTAGAACATTCTGGAGAGCGCTGGTACACTAATCCTAACAATGTTACCAAATTTGACAATTTAAATAATTTAAACAATAAATTTATCAATTTAAAAGATTTTTTTGAGTTAGACACATTTATTAACACAATGTCAAGTTTATTCAATTATTTTAATCTTGGTACATTAAACAAATCTTTGGTGTCTAACATGTATAATATTTGGTGGGGCCGACAA